TTACACCGCAACGTTGGCGGTCGTTGACGAGGCGGACCACTGCGATAACCTGGAGGAACTGCTGGACGCGGTCAAGCCGACTGTGGATGCGGGCGGGAGCCTGGTGCTCCTTTCGACGGTCGACAAATCGCGTCCGGAGAGCCCGTTCAAGCGCATCTACAGAGCCGCGAAGGCGGGGGGAAACAGCTATGCATCGATCTTCTTGCCATGGTCGGCCCGGCCCGAGAGATCGCCGGAGTGGTATGACGATGTTCGCCGCGATGTGTTGGCGCGCTCCGGGTCGCTCGACTCGCTGTATGCGGAATATCCGGCGACGGATTTCGAGGCGCTGGCGCCTCGCAGCAGCGACCGGCGTTTTGCTGCTGAGTGGCTGCAGCGCTGCGACGGGACCGCGGCCGTCGCTCTGGCTGGGGGCCCGGCCGTGATTGGCCTGGTCGTTTGGGCCTCGCCTCAGCCCGGCGCCGGCTACGTGATCGGCGCGGATCCTGCGGAGGGCAATCCCCAGAGCGACGAGAGCGCGGCGAGTGTGATCGATGCAGCGACAGGCGAGCAGATCGCGGTGCTGGCAGGCCGCATGGATCCGAGCGTGTTCGGTGCCGCGCTGGACACGGTTGCCGGCTGGTACAACGGGGCCGGCGTGCTGGTGGAGCGGAACAATCACGGTCACGCGGTGCTGTTGTGGCTGCGGGAGTTCGGGACCCAGGCGCGTGTGCTGTTGGGGCTGGATGGCAGGCCAGGGTGGCTGCAGAGCGGCAAGGGGAAGGCGCTGATCATGGATAACGCGGCGGACGTGTTGCGCGACGCGGGCGTGGGCGCGGAGGCGGATGGTCCTGCGTCCGGTTCTGCGGCAGTGCATGACCGCACAACGCTGGACCAGTTAGCCGGCATCGAAGGCGCGACGCTGAGGGCTCCGGAGGGACAGCACGACGATCGGGCGGTGGCGCATTGCCTCGCGCTGGCGGCGCTGCGGTTTTGCTCTCCTGGCGGCGGCAAAGCGGCCTGCATCCCCGGGGTCGATCCGGTCGAGGTGGCAGACAGGATGCGTTTCGGGGAGCGATGGTGAAGGGATTGTTGTTCGACTGCGCTGCGCTCCGCTCAGGATGCGTTCGACTGCGCCAGGCTTGTGCCTGGCCCCGCTCAGAATGATGTAACGTTGCGGCGCAAAAAGGTGATGGGGGAATGAACAGGCTTCAGCGATGGCTGTTGCGGAGCCAGGCCTTCTGGCTCCGGCTGGCGAGGGTGACGCCGGTGGAGGTGGGGAGGTCGGGGGATGGGCTGGTGCCGTTTTCGACCGCGGGCACGGACCTTGACCCGCGGTGGGATGATCTGCTGCGGGATTTGAACGACGCGCGTGGGGCCTGGCGCACGAATCCCCTGGCCCGGCGCCTGATTTCTCTCGTCTCGTCGTTCGTGTGCGGGGATGGGCTGACGTTGTCGAGCGAGCGGCGGGACCTGGGGAGGTTCCTCAGGGCTTTCTGGGAACACGAGCAGAACGGGCTGGCGCTGCGGCAGTTTTCGTGGTGCGAAGAGTTGAGCAGGTCCGGCGAGTTGTTCATCACGCTGCACATGAATCCGGTGGACGGCATGAGCTATGTGCGTGCGCTGCCGGCCTCGTCGATCGACCGGATCGAGACGGCTCCCGGGGATTACGAGACGGAGCTCATGTTTCACGAGGTCGTGGGGCTGGATGATCCGGACTACCCGGAGGGCCGGACCTGGTTGGGGCACCGGAGCGCGGCGGCGGATGTGCCGGTTCCTTCGACTGCGGGTCCTGCGAGACCCTCCGCTCAGGATGCTGTGAGGTATGAGCCGGTGTGCCTGCACTACACGGTCAATAAACCAGTGGGCTGCGTGCGTGGGGAGAGTGACCTGGCGCCGGTGCTGCAATGGTTGCGGCGCTACGACGGCTGGCTGCGGGACCGTGTGCGGCTGAATGCGGCGATCCACGCGTTCCTGTGGATCGTCAAGGTGCCTACTCAACTCGTGATGAAGCGGCGCGCGGAGCTGGCGAGCCCTCCGGTGCCCGGCTCGGTGATGGTGGTGGATCGTGCGGATGAGGAGTGGCAGGCGGTCGCGCCCAGCCTGCATGCGAACGATGCGGGGGAGGATGGGCGGGCGATTCGCTGGATGATCGCGGCGGGTGGTCCGGGGATCGGCCTGGTCGACCTGGGCGAGGGCGAGGACAGCAACCTGGCGACCGCCAAGGCCATGGCCGAACAGCGGGCCAGGTGGATGCGGGCACGACAGCAGTACTTCGGCTTCGTTCTGGCAAGCGCTGCGCTGACGGCATACAACCGGGCGGTGCGTGCCGGCAAGTGGTCCGGCCAGGTGCGTACGTTGAGCGACATCCGCATCGGGTTCCCTGACATCTCGCCGGCCGACAACGCGGAGCTGGGGGCGAGTGCGGCGAGCGTGGCGAATGCGTTGGCGTCGGTCTCTGGCCATGGGATCGGCGGGGAACGATGGCGGCGGCTGGTGGTGCGGACGGTTCTCAAGTTCATCGGCGAGAGCGTCGACGAGGATGAACTGGCGAAGATTTTGACGGAGAGCGAAGTCGTACGGCGTGCCGAAAAAGCAAAACCAAATGGGTCCCATCCGAGCGCTATAGGTGCGGTTGCGGCCGAGGAAAAAGCAAAAGCAAATGGGTCCCATCCTGGGGGGAGTCGATGATAGCACTGTTTGGTGTGATTTGGTGCGGTGTTTGGTGCTGTGTTTTGGCGCTGTCTGCTCTGCGGGTTGCGTCGGTGGCGGATGAGGTCGCCGCGCGGCATTGGGCGGGGTCCTTCGACTGCGCTCCCGCTGGTCGCTCCGCTCAGGATGATCGGGGATGAGGGTTACGCTGGGCCGGCCGCTGCCGGACGGGATCGGGCGGGTGTCGCAATGGTTCGACGAGCGGCCGGAGGCCTACAAGCAGTTCGGGATCTGGGCGCACAACGGGCTGGATTATGCGGCGCCGTTGGGGACCGCGGTGCTCGCCGCGCATGCGGGAAGGGTGCAGATCGGCTTCGATCCCGGGGGTTACGGCAACTGGGTGAAGGTCGTGGGCTCGCGGTGCACGACAATCTACGCCCATCTTGCGGTGGCCATGGTGGGGCCCGGCGCGCGGGTGGCGGCGGGCCAGCAGCTGGGCACGGTTGGCTCCACGGGCAATTCGACCGGGCCGCACCTGCACTTCGGGCTCCGGCTGAACGGTGTTCGGAGCGCGGCCTATGGTGGTTGGGTCGATCCGATGATCGGACGGACGGAGGATTGATGGGAGGGGTATTTTCCTTTCGGTGAGGAGGTGGGCGATGGGTCCATGGAAATCTTCGACGTATACGTTGTCGGTGGGTGAGGATGGGACTCCTGAGGCGTCGGCTCCGGTGGTGCTGTATTCGGTGGTGGCGGCCAATTCGGGGGCGGCCGATCCCGCGACAGTGGGCATCTACAACGGGTCGGGCTCGGTTGTCGCCATGAGTCTGGTGGTTCCTGCTGGGGGGACGGTGGTTTGGAGCGGGTGCCTGGCGATGGCGAAGGGTCTGCAGGTGTATATGGAGGCCGGCGCGGGCTATGTGACGGTGATGTACGTGTGATCGAGGTGACGATGAGCGGTGAACGGGTGCGGGTTGAGCTGGCGGGCGAGCTTGAGCCAGGCGCTCTGGCTTCGGGGGCCGGTCCGCGCGGGCGGGTGTACCGCGCGGTGTTGATCCGGCCCGGCGAGTGGCTGGGGAAGGGGATCCGGTGCCCGGCCGAGGTCCTGGAGCGATCGGCGCCGCTCTTCAACGGGCTGGCGTCGTTTCTCAATCCTCCGCCTCCCCAGCTGGGCGAGCACGGGTACCCGGGGCTCGAGCGCCTGCTGGGGGTGACGGAGAACGCGCGGTGGGAAGAGGAGGTGCCGGCTGGCTCCGGCATAGGGGCGGTGGTCGCTGACTACCGGCTCGCCGACACGGACGCCGCGCGGTGGTTCCAGCGCCTCGTCGATGGCTGGCTGCGGGAGAAGGCTGACGGCCGTCCGGTGCCGGCGGTGGGGCTGAGTGCGGTGCCGTGGGTGATGTTGGGGCCGGCCGGGGCGGATGGGCTGCGCGAGGTGGCGGAGATCGTTGGCGTCGACCAGGTGGATGCGGTGTATAAGCCGGCTGCGGGCGGCGAGTTCGTTCAGGTGTTGGCGGCGGCGGGGCCGCCGAAGGAAGGCGGCGGCCGAGCCGCCGAAGGAAGAGGGAAAAAGGAAGATGGGAGCGAGGAGGAGGGGTCCATGAGTGAGCGGGAGCAGGCGGCTGCTGCGCAGGAGGCCGCGGGAGCGGCCTTCGAAGAGGCTGGCGAAGCTGCGGAGGCGGGAACGTCCCCGGTGCCGGGATTGGTGGGGGCGGAGCCAGGTCTTCTGGCTGCGCTGCGGGAGTCGGTGTTGGAGGGGAAGCTGGCGCTGTCGGGGCTGCCCGAGCGGTGGCGGCGAGTGGTGAGAAGTGGGTTATCGGAGGTTTGGACGGTGGAAGAGCTGGACGGGGCATTGGAGCGCGTGCGTGCGGCGTATGCCGAAGAGGAGGCCCAGCGGACGGTGCAAGGGGTGCACGCGCTGGGGGGCGGGGGAGCCGGCTCTGCCGGCTTTAGCGGCATGATGGACAGCCGGGACCAGGTGACCGAGGCGCTGACCGCGCTTCTGGAAGGGCGGAGCCCAAATCACGGCGTGCGGCCGCTGACGGGGATCCGCGAGGCGTATCTCCTGCTGTCGGGCGATTACGACATGAAGGGGATCTTCGATGCGGAGCGGGTGCCGCTGGCCAGCGTGACCAGCACGACGATGGCGAGCATCACGGCCAACGTGCTGAACAAGCTGGTTGTGACCGAGTTCCAGAAATACCCGAAGTGGTGGCTGCCGATCGTGCGGACCGAGGCCTTCTCTACGCTGCAGCAGGTGCGCTGGATCACGCTGGGCGGGGTGGGTGCGCTGCCCACGGTGGCGGAGGGCGCGGCCTACACTGAGCTGACGTGGGATGACGGCTACGAGACGGCCAACTGGAACAAGAAGGGCGGCTACCTGGGGCTGACTCTGGAAGCGATGGACAAGGATGACGTTGGGCGGCTGCGGCGGGCGCCGGCGGCGCTGGCGCAGGCGGCCTGGCTGACCCTCGGCAAGTCGATCTCTGCGATCTTCACGAGTGCGGCCGGCCTGGGGCCCACGCTGACCGATACAGGGACGCTCTTCAATGCGACGGCTGTGACGAGTGCCGGCGGGCACGCGAACCTTGGGACCCTGGCGCTGTCGACCGCGACGTGGACGGCCGCGCGGCTGGCCATGCGGAAGCAGGTCGAGCTGAACAGCGGCGAGCGGCTGGGGATGCTGACGAATCCCAGATACCTGCTCGTTCCTCCGGATCTCGAGTATACCGCGATGGTCACTCTGGCGAGCGAGCTGCTGCCTGGCGGCGCGAATAACGACGTGAACGTGTATGCGGAGGGCAACACGTTCGAGAGCCGGATGGAGAGCGCGCGGAAGCGTGTGATCGTGGTGGATCTGTGGACGGATACGAACAACTGGGCGGCGGTGGCGGATCCCCGGCTGTATCCGACGATCGGCGTTGGGTTCCGCTACGGCGAGACTCCCGAGCTGTTCTCGGTGGCGAGCCCGACCAGCGGCCTGATGTTCACGAACGATGTGTTCCCGGTGAAGGTGCGGTGGTTCTATGCGTGCGGGCCGATGGACTACCGCGGGCTGTATAAGGCGAATGTGGCGTAGGACGAGAAGGAAGAAGGAAAAAGGAAGAAGGAAGAGCCTTCTTTCGTGGAACGGATAGGGGGAGAAAAATGGATGGGATGAGGTTTGTGGTTGCGTGGCACATTCACGGCACGCTGGCGGCGAATGCGGTGATTCGCTACAAGCTGCCGTGCGATGCAACGTTGGTGAGGGTGGACACGTGCGGCACGGCGAACGTGACGGCGGGCCTGATCGTGGGGACGTTGCTGCCCACGAGCGACGACAACGGGCTGATTGCGTCGTATGTGCCCGGGGCGAATGCGGTGTTTGATACGCGGGAGCGCGGGGACTTCGATGGTGCGCTGAATCCGGACACGGCGGAGTGTCCCCACCTGGCGAAGGACACGGTCCTGCTGCTGACGCTGACCCATGCGAGCTCGAGCGACGTGGACATCGCGCTGACCTTCCTGGAGGGCTGACGCGACGGAAGGAAGAAGGAAGGCGGCGGCCGAGCCGCCGAAGGAAAAAGGAAGATGGGATTTGCAACGTTTGTGGATTTTCCTTTTTCTTTTCGGTATTTTCCTTTGGTGAGGGGGTGTTGAGTGACTACGTTTGCGGATAGGTTGTATGAGCTGGGCGGGGTGCCGGTGGGCGGGGCTCCGCCCATCACGGGGAATGTGTGGTTCGTGGACAGCGGGGCGGCGGATGGGGCTGACAACGTGGGGAACGGGTACGGGCGGAGCCCGGCGAAGCCGTTCCTGACGCTGGATTATGCGATCGGCCAGTGCACGGCGAGCAATGGGGATGTGATCTACCTGTTGCCCGGGCACGCGGAGAATCTGACGGCCGCGGACACGGTTGATTGTGACGTCGCCGGCGTGACGATCGTGGGGCTGGGGCGCGGGGGCTTGATTCCGACCTTCACCTCCACGGCGGCGGCCGGGTCCATCACGGTGGATGCGGCGAACGTGACGATCCAGAATATCAAGCGGGTCGCGAACTTCGCGACCGGGACGACGGCGGGGCTGACGATCTCGGCGAACGGAGACGGCTGCACGGTGGATGGGGTGCACTTCCGCGACACCTCGGCGACGAGTGAGTTCCTGGTGCACATTGCGGTTGCGACCACGGTCTCGGATCTGTGGATCAAGAACTGCACGTTCGTGACCGCGGCCGGCTCGCTGACAAACAGCATTCTGTTCGCGGGCACGTCGGTCGATGCGGTGATCGAGAACTGCTATTTCTTCGTGGACTCGGCTGACTCGGTGATCGATCATGCGGCTGGGGCGAGCACAAACCTGCACATCCATCACTGTGTGATCGTGAACATCGATTCAGGTGCGGCGGGGTACTGCGTGCAGCAGAAGAGCGACGGCACGGGG